AATCTTTGTCCAGCTTGAACTACAATACCCATTAGTTGTAATAGGGTAGCGGATGGTTCTTTAAATGGTAATGGCATGAATGCATCTCTTAAATTTCCGCCAGGTGCATCTACATCTCTAAACTCACCAGGTTGAATTGGTTGTGCGTCATCTCTAACTCTAATACCACGCATTTTAAATCCAGCAGGTAAATTAGATAAAGTTCCAGCATCTAGTAATTGTCTTAAAGCAGTTGTAGCAGTTCTTGATAAACCACCGATCATATGAATTAAACCAAATCCATAAAAACCTAAACCTGGTAAAAATTTGAAATGTACAAAGTATTGTATTTTATTTTTTAATGGATCACCTTGTTTATAATTTCTTCTAATTGATAAAACATCTCCTGAAGATTCTTCGATTGTCACAACGTATGGAAGTTTAATACCTGTGGGCTCACCAGTCTGTGGATCTTTATCTTCATATCCTTCGATATCTAAATTCACATGACATTCTAATATAGTATAAACATCGTCTTGTTTAGAAACTCTTATGCCTTGTAGTTCTCTTTCTTTTTTAGAAACTTCATCTTCTTTTAAAGGGGGTTGTCCTAAATCAATTTTTTTATAAAATCCTGATACTTGTTGTTTTTTTAATTCATTCTCACTTGTTTTAATAACATGAATAACAGCATCAGCATCTTCTAATGAAGTTGCACTGTAAGGTACAATTAAATCATCTGCTGGAATAAATTTAGATACAGCTCTTTGCAATAATGAATCATAATAAACTTTTTTAAATGTAGATCCTGATAAAGGTAAATAGAATAACATTTGGTCAAATTCTGGTTCATATTCTTTCATGACATTCATAATTTGATAGTTCATGAATTCTTTAACTCGATTTGCTTGTTGTTCTTTTTGTTGAGTTGTTGTTCCAAAAATTTCTGTTCTTACAGGACCATCTGCTGGTAATAATTCTTTGTAAGCTTGAGCTTGGAATTGTGTTACGGCTTCTGCTAATACGGGGTGACTTACACTTGAAGCATTTCTAAATGGTTCAGTTCTTGTTATATATTTAAATCCTAAAAGATCTAAACCTTTAATATAAGTTTCTTCCCAATCTTTACGAGACGTTCTGTAGTCTTCATATTTTTCAGTTAAGTCTGAACCTATTTGAGCTAAAATACCTTCATCTAAAAATTCTGCTAGGTTATCATTATGTTTATCACCACCCATTGTTTTTGATTCATCACCAACAGATATTTCTGCTCCACCATCTTCTGTCATTTGAACATTTGGATTTGATGGAACTTTATCTGCGATTTCAATATTCTCTTCCATCGGTGTTGGTTGTAATGGAGATTCTAATGTATTAGGTAAAGATTTATCTATTGTAGCCATCGCTTAATTATACCTTTTTTTAAATAATGATTCAACACCTTGAGACATAGGACCTCTAACAGGTGGGATGGTTGTTGTCAAATGTGTTTGTACTGGTTCGCCCTGACTTACATGACCTCCTTTAGCCCCAAACCAAGTTGGTGCTTGAACTTGTGGTTGACCTTGAGGTTGTTGAGGTTGTTGAGGTTGAGCCTGTGGTTTAGGTCCTCCTAAAGCAGGAGCAAGAGTATTTAACGAATCACCTTGACCTGAACTTGTAAAAGCTAATTGATCAAATGGAGAATTTTGAAAAGATGGATTTAAAAAATAAGGAATGTTAATAGAGTTTGAAACTGATGTTGCTGGTGGAGTAGTACTTGTTGTAGTTGGTGTTGCAGGAACAAATCCTTGTGCTCCAACAACGGGTGCATGATATAAACCTGGTGTATAATTTAAAACAGATAAAGATTGAATACCTGTAGGGGGAGCTGTGTCTACTGGAGGACTTCCTGCTGCGTATTTTGTTCTAATCGATCCACCATCCTTATAACCTTCTTTAATGTTATGACGAATACTATCATACATTTGATTAAATTTATCTAGATCCATAATTCATTCCTCCTTGTTTAGCCAATGTTGCTAACCCTGCTAATCCTGCTTGAGCAACTTTGTTTACTTGGGGTGTTGCATTAGGTTGTGATTTAATTGGTGCCGCAGCTATTATTGTTTTAGTCATATCATTAATTAACGACGGATCAGTTTCAGTAAATACATTTTTTAATAAATTTTCAATATCACCTTTTAAATTAATTATTTTATCTTTTCCAGTTGGAGTTTCTATTTCTGGATTTTCTTTTGCCCATTGAACTTTTTCATCATGAGTTGCAATATCACCTTCAGCATTAAAGAAATTATGTAAATCTTTATCGTAAGTTAAAATTGTTTTATTAGTTTGATTATTTTCTTTTGTATCCATATTAACTATCATAATATTTTATATCGTTATTAACGATAGGTTCATCTTCATAGTCTTCAGGGTGACCTAAAAATCCACCTTGTCTAAATCTCATTACAGCTTGCGTCATTGAATCTACGAGGTCATCATGATCTCCATTAGGAAACGCCGCGCATTCTTCAACAACTTCTTCTGCAAACTTTTCATCAGGTGCCCATATTAATCCTGATTCAAATAGGGGCGCTACTGAATTAACCCTAGAATGTTTATCATTTCCTCTGCTTGGTGTAAAGTTAACAACTGGTATACCCATCTTTCGTAATTCATAGGTTAATGGCAATCCAGAGGCTTTAGATTCAACAACAACTGTATCAGGTCTCCAATAATAGTATTGTTCTAATGCACGTCTTCTTAAATCTGGAAACTCTAATCTATCTTTAAAAGCATCTAATAATATCAAGTTAGCATTAGAATCTGCATCAGGATAAAATACTCCCCAAGTTGTTATAGCAGAATAATCGGCACTCTCTTTTTTTAAATAAGCAGTATCATAACTTTGAATAATATGATCAAGAACTGGAATATAAGGTTTATCCCAAACCCTCCACCATTCGCGCTTAATGATTGAACCTTCTTCTGCCGTTGGATTTTGCATCCACTGTGCATTCCATTTACCAATAGACAATGAAGCTTTAACTGATTCTAATTCTTCTAACTTCCAATACTCTGGCCATACAGGTTTATTGTCTGGCATGATTGCTGGAAATTGTATTAACTCCCATTGATCTGATTTGATTTCTTTTTGAGCTCTAATTAATTTTTCTGTTAAATCTTTTTGTGACCAACGTGTCATAACCACAACTATCTTACCGCCTGGTTGTAAACGCTGACGAGGACCAGAAGTATACCATTCATAAGCACGCTCCAGCGCTTCTGGATTCATAGCATCTTGTTCCGAGTGTGGGTCATCGATGATTAATAAATCCGCACCTCGACCTGTGATTGCAGAACCAACACCCGCTGCAAAGTATTCACCACCTTGTTCCGTTTCCCAACGACCCGCGGCTTGACTATCTTCTCGTAATGTAGTTTTAAAAAATTTTCTATAATCTTCACTATCAATTAAATGTTTTGCTTTACGACCAAACCTTACAGCAAGTTCTGTAGTATGGGTTGTTTGAATAATTTTTAATTTAGGATTACGACCTATCATCCATGCTGGAAGTAAGTAAGATGCAAATTCAGACTTTGTATGTCTTGGTGGCATATTAATTATTAATCTATTAATATCGCCTCGTGCAAGACGATTAAATTGGTCAGCAATTTTTTTATGGTGACGACCTTCAATAAAATCTGGCCATACTCCTTTTACAAAAGATAAAAAATCATCATTTACTTTTTTTTCTTTTTCTTTCTCTGCAAGTTTAATTGCATATTTTATATATTCCTTCTTTGCGTCAGGAGGAAGTTTATTTATAATATCTAAATCTTTTAACATATATTAATACACACCTATATAATTATTTAGCATTTATATTATAGGAAATCCACCTGTAAAATTTTTTGTAAAATTTTTTAGCAATATCAATATTTATTTTTAAAATGAATTCTACCCCTCCCTATGTCTAAATCTCGGTTATAGAGAGAAAAAAAGAATGCTTTTTTTCGATTTACCCCTGTGGGGGGGTCAAGAAGGATCAAGATCCCAATCCAATCTGGATTTAGAACGGCGAGCCGGCGGCACGCCGCAACAGCGGCGTGACCGGCGAGCCGTATAGCGGAGCGGGCAAGGGCGTCGCAACAGCGACGCTCCGCCAGCCACCGCCCGCGTAGCGGGATGGGAGAGCGCCGCAACAGCGGCGCACGATCAACCAACCAACTGACCGACGCCAACAGGCGTCGGACAAATGCCGCCAACAGGCGGCACAGCTTAAGCGCCGCCAACAGGCGGCGCGCAGAACCGCGCACACCCTCCAGTTGATTAGTAAACAGATGACAACCAACAACGATCCAAGAGCCGGCGCGAAGCGCCGGCGATAAAAGGGGAGCCGGCGCGAAGCGCCGGCAATACAGCCAGCCGCGCAGCGGCGTCGACGGACCGGGGGGGGGGCGGCGAGCGAGCTCGCTCGAGCGCTGCAACCTATAGTTGTATTGCCTGCGACACTTTGTCGCACCTATCATTATTGACTTGTATATTAATATGGGATAATCTATTATCATTACAGAAAGGAGAAAGATATAGAACCTAGATAACCAGGAGTGTGAAGATACTAATACTAACCAGAACAAGACTTGGTTATATCTTGGTAGGACACCGCTTGCCTATGCGTACAACCATAGGTTGTATAAGCCAGGCTCGCCTGCGACACTATGTCGCATTGACTTATCGCGGTTCGTTGATCTTGGATCTCGGCGCGTGATTAAATTTAATTTAAATTAACTGTTGCGTTATTATTTATTATGGGATATTCTGTTAAGTATCAGTTAACATTGTTATGTAAGCTGATATAACTAACAAAGGAGCGCGGACAATGATCTACAATGGATATGAAATAAGAACCATAGAAAAAGAACATGGCTTTGCCACCATAATAACTAGAGCTGTTTATAAAAATAATATTGAAATTTGTAAGGCTCTTACCGTTGAAC